GCCCCAATGGGCCCTCCCGGTGCTAATACAGTACTGTTGCATCCAATGCGACCACCGCACTATAAGGTTAGGACCATTTATGCCCATCGTCACCTGGAACAGGCAACTACCCGTGTCGGCTGATTGGAGTTATTACAACTCTATCTCTGGCTCGGACACGCCTCTAACAGGTGAGGAAGTCTATCACGTGGGTTCACAAACGACCACATCCTTTAGAACCTCTCCGGATACTCCGGAATTACGAGGTCATAGAGGGTTTAAGCGGTCTTCCACGGACTCCTTCGTCAGAGGGAGGGCACAACGTGAAGCTGATTATAACCAGTTAACTGGTCCGGAAATCCTGGCACAACTCGGGGCTGAAAATCGCTTCAACAACGGCGACGTAGGCAACGAGTTCTATACCAAGAAGGTCGAATACATTATGCCGAACCGTCACGTACGGGTTGGCTATCGACCTCCGGGGAGTGGACGTGATTTTATCACGTATGTTGGTCCGATAACATCGGGAGCCAGCATAGTTGCGGATAGCTTTCTGCCATCACACGACAAAATCGTGCTAGATGGTACGGCTTGTGTCCGCGCGACCATTCCTACTACTCAGCAAGCTGTATTGGCGCAGTTTCTTCTAGAGTTGCGGGAAAGACTACCCCACCTCTACGGCACCACGCTATTAAAGCGGGGTGTCGGCGCCCGACAAATCGGTGACGAATACCTGAACAGTAAGTTCGGGATCGATCCGCTAGTCTCGGACGTGAAAAAGATCGGGCACAGTATCCTCAACTTTAACAAGTTGATTAAGGACTTCCAAAAGAAGTCCGGTACGAATGTGCACCGACGGCATACGCTATACAGCACAAGTAGTCAACCCTATGACACTATCGAAGCCTTCTCGGCTCCGGTTTACATGTCACGGCCGAATAACTCGGATCTCTTTGCAGAGATGTATGACTACAGGGGTCTACACACGGCTACCTTTACTTCAAAGCAGTCGTGCACATTCTCAGGAGCCTATACCTACTATCTCGACCAGGGTCATTCATACCTGGCGAAGATGGAGTATTGGGCCGAGCTGGCTGATTACCTGCTCGGTGTCAACATTAATGCTGACACTATCTGGGAACTTACCCCATGGTCCTGGTTAGCTGACTGGTTCAGTAATACCGGCACGTTTTTGTCAAACGTAACCGCGTTGAACCAGGATGCTCAGGTCATGCGTTACGGCTATGTGATGCACTCTTGCGAGACGATCACGAGCCTAAACGTATTCGGAATGCAACCGAAGCACGCCCCTTCGGGCTACTACGGACCGAGCTCGTTTACCGAACAGGTAGTCGTCACTGAAAAGCGACGAACACGAGCGACCCCTTATGGTTTTGGCGTTGATTTGGGGAGTCTAACTCCCCAGAGATGGGCCATTCTCGCGGCGCTCGGGTTAACCCGGGCGCCAAACAAGTTGCGTGTGCGGTCATAAACCGTCACGTGACATTACTCTGGAATTACCAGAGCACCGGCCAATCATGACCGGATACCAAACCCCCATTTAAGGAGATCTGCCATGTCTTACGCTGACCCACAGTCTGTCACCATCAACTCGGTAGCCACTTCGCTTCCGCGAACTGGCTCGGGCGAATCCGCCGGCAGCTTCACAGCTGCTGACGGGTCTGTCCGTCTCGAAGTCAAGCACGCCTATGGTAGGCGTACCCGGCGAGAGATCCGGTTGACCCAGACGAAAACCTCCGCGGACCCGTTGGTCCCGTCTCAGAATGTCGTCTCCTCCATGAGTTGTTACATGGTGGTGGACGTCCCGAAGAACGGTTTCAGCGTTACCGAGGAGAAGTACATCGTGGATGCCCTCACGGGCTACCTCGCTGCCTCGTCTGGAGCAAAGGTCACCCAACTACTGGGTGGGGAGAGCTGACAGCACTCCCAGAGCGTGCCACGGTCTGTTAGACGTGGTTTCATGAGTCATGGCTGAGGAAGACTACCCCCAATTATGGAGGAATCTTGAAAAGCCTGACCGCTCTCCTGATGGTTGTCGTCGCAGAGTGCGGCGATGGATGCGGCATTAGCACCACTCGTGATCAACAAACAATCACGAGACGTATTGAACACGAAGGGTTGTCCTTTATAGGGATGACCCTGCCCAACTTCGGAAAAGACTTCGAAAGAAGCCTGGACCTTGGACGGGTAACTCCAGAGATGTTTGCCGGTTTTCACCGGTTAGCACCTGAGAGCCCCCCTCAGTTTCTGAGAGGTTTTCTCGAGCTAGTGTTCAGTATGAAAGATGGACGGATTCTCGATAATCCTTCACTGGAGGCGATACGAGCCGTTCGTCAGATTACTCTGATGTTTGGCAAGATAAACCTACCAGTCACTGCCGAAAGGCAGGAAGGAGCCCTAAATGGGTATGTCGAGTGTGAGTCGGAAGTTGGCCGTTGGAGCGCATCGTACACTGACGAGTCCAGCATGGAAGTTCGTGCTGTTTTTCGTCGTGTTAGCGCTCTCCTATGGAGCGATCTTCTATGCTCTGTGGATAACTTACTCCACATCGAAGGGATTATCCCACGTCATAGCAACGGCTCTACTGCTGATGGCCTCGCCGGTAACGGCAAATACGGCCTGAAGCAGTGGACGTCTAGGTTGGAGCGAGTATTTCCTCACTCGGAGATGCTTATTCCAAGCGAATCCTTCCTTTCGAGGGTGGATGACGTAACTCTCTGCGAACCTGAGGCGGAGGAACCTGTAAAGGTAATCACCGTCCCTAAAACGCTAAAGACTCCACGAATCATTGCTATGGAGCCCACGCACATGCAATATGTGCAACAGGGAATTCTCAGAGCAGTGAGGGAAAAGATTTCTTGCGATGACAACGCGAGGAATTTTGTCATGTTTGACTCGCAGGCTCCTAATCAGAGCCTTGCTAGGCGAGGGTCCCACAAAGGTGACCTTGCCACACTCGATCTGAGTGAGGCATCAGACAGAGTCTCTATTTGGCATGTAGAAGATCTGCTACACCGGAATAGTCTCCTTCGGGAGGCTGTGATGGCATGCAGGTCAACCAAGGCCAGAGTACGAGGTCATGGGGTTATTCCCCTAACCAAGTTCGCGTCTATGGGTTCAGCGCTAACGTTTCCGTTCGAATCACTGGTTTTTATGACAGTGGTTTTCATCGGGATCGAAAACGCGCTAAACCGTCCACTCACCACGAAGGACGTCAAGTCCATGCGTGGTAAGGTGCGCACGTACGGGGATGACATCATTGTTCCCGTGCGTTTTGTGTCTGCCGTGATTAGTGCCTTGGAGCTTTACGGCTTCAAGGTCAACCACTCGAAATCCTTCTGGACTGGAAAGTTCAGGGAGTCGTGTGGCTCTGAGTGGTACGATGGTCACGATGTTTCCATCGTGAGAGTCCGTCGGCCATTACCCCAATCACGGCGAGATGTTCAAGAGATCGTCTCTACTGTTGCGTTGCGTAACCTCCTTTACAAGGGTGGTTTGTGGCGTAGTGCAGGACATCTCGACGCTGTTATAGAGAGGTTAATACCTTTCCCCAACGTCGAGGAGACTTCTTCTCTTTTGGGTAGGCTAAGCGTGTTTCCCAACAGGGAGGTACGCTGGTGCCCTGACCGACACGTCCCTTTAGTCAAGGGTATGGTCGTTCAGCCGCAGTTGCCAGTTGACAAACTGGATGACTACGGCGCCCTCATGAAGTGGTTTCTCCATGTGACAGCAACCGGTACAGTGTACCGCTCACGCGACATGGTCCCAGATCGAAAGTCCTGGGATTCGATGGGCAGTGCGCCCCTCGATGTAGACCACCTTGAGCATTTTGGACGTCCCATTTCCGTCCGCATCAAGAAGAAGTGGCGTCCCGCCTGGTAGATATTGCTAGGCGGGATTGGGAGACCCTCGGTACAAGTTGCCGAGGGACGCGGGTAAGGGTAACCGCCTGCAGAGGAGC